ATGTACGACAATAAAAATTATTTTCATCTGTCTGTAATGTCTCACCTATTGCTAGTTCTCTTTTACACCAGTAACAAAAAAACTTTAGGACAAGTTTTGTCATTTTCTTACTGCTTTATTGTATCCGGCATTTGTACAGGCTCCGCATACTTGGTATTTTGTAAAAGCTATCATCAAATCGTTATCGTCTCCGCATTCAAGACAAATAAGATTTTTTGTAATACCGTTTACAGTAAATTTATTACTGGCCACGGTATGCCTCCTGCATCTCTGCCACTGTATAGGCTTTACAATTGTTATTAATAGAGTGATCTAGAATTAAGTTAATTAGATTTCTTGATTCTTTAAGCGTTCGACATTCTCCCCAGTGAGTAACCGGCTCAATGGTTGGATTATCTTTTCTTATAACCGGAGTTAATAACGTATATCGATAGACTTTTTCATAATCTTTATATGAAAATATTGTCTCATCTCCGTTAATCATTCTGAAATAACTTTTATCATTTCCGATGTCCTGTAAATAGACATTACGTAAAATAAATAATCTTAGATATGCTTTATTAAACATTAACCAAGGCTTATTATCTACGTCATTAATTAGGTCTATATCTTTTAAATCTAGATTAAAAGCTAGCCCAATATCAAAAAGTTTACCCTCATTATAAATATTATTATGAGGACTAAACCACCTATTATTAAGACGCTTTAATAACTCTTTGTATTTCTTTTGTCTACTTAGTGCCATAAACTGTAACATTATTCTAATCCCAGTTCATTAATGCGGTCCCTTATTGCTAAGAGTCCGGCCCTATTGGCAGTTCCCCGGCCCATTAGAGAATGACTAAGTACCATATTGGCGCCAATCAATGCGCCTAATCTATCAATGGCCTGGCCCGTTTCCTCTAACTGGCGCGCGTGTTCTGCGATGTTGTATTTCATTTTGTACCTCCTTTATTGAAATAAACATAATTTAATTTTACCTAAATAAATAAAGAAATAAACCTTTATATTAAAAAATTTTCTTTATTGGATCATAAGTTATAAAGCGAACTCATTTCGGGACTTATTAGCGCACGACACACAAAAGCCGGCCAATCGGGAGGCCGGCTATGTGCATGCAACGTCAGCTTTACAGGGCTAAGTATTACTCTCCGTTGCATCATAGTTAGCTATCTCATACGCTATCATTGCTAATTGTTGTGGTGATTTTTGTACTGCATCCGTCAAAATCTTACTACTAACAATTAAATTCAAAGCAAACATCAAATCAAATTGTCCTGATGGTAAATCTTTAGTAACTTTTAATATCTCTTTGGTTACTTTCTTGACAGGTAATTCAACTTTACTCACTGATGACCTCTAACATTTCTTTAATGACAGTATTTAAATTATCTCTAAGCTCTATCATCTGCGCCAAGTTAGCTAGCAATCTAGCTTTACCACTTGACTTATCATGTAACGGCGTCCAGTGTGTGAAATGCATATCAATAGAATCGCATTTAGTTATTGTATTTTTGACACTAAAAAATGTTTCAGTGTTGTCAGTAACTAATTTATTCTCCTCTACAAAATTGTTATACATATCGCACCATTCTTTATTGTCTTTAGCAATCTCACTTATATGGTCCATGTCTTTCTTGTACATGACTCTCATAATGTCTCCTTGATTCTGTCTTGTGCATCTTTAACACTTTGCACTGTCTCTTTAATATCTCTTATAGCTATAGTAACTACTCTATCTATCTCTTGTACAGAACTTATACTCATATCAATGTCATGTGATAATGTTTCTAAGTTGCTTGCTTGCATTTCTAATTTTTGTAAAAGATCACTTAATTTCATAATCTAACTCCTCCTTATTTGTAACGAACACGACACCGACTGTCTCCTCAAACATTTCAACCGGTCTATATTCGGTTAATAATCCCCAAATAGTTGACCAATCCCTAGTTGTACTTTTAACTCTGTACGATGGAACAACTATCTCTGCAAACTGGACGTCTGCATCGTAACTATTTTTTATTACGTCTGTAATGTCAGCTCCAATCTTTTCGATAGATTGTAACCACTCAACAGAATTCTCCTCTTTATTATTTATGTCTACATAAGTAGTAAATTTTACTCTCACGTTTTCCATTAGCCCTCCTTTATAGCTAGTAATAATTTTGTTCTATCAGGATTAAACAACGTGGAACCACAACCCGCACCAAAAGCAGGACTAAAGTTAGCATTGTTTTCTGGCATGCCATCTATAATCTCATCGTACTTCATGCAGAAATATTCTCCCGGCTTGTCTCCGCCTAGATATTTACATGCACGATTCGTGCTACTGGTTACCTCACCGAAATAACATGGCGCTTGTTTACAACAAAAACCACTTCTAACGCATGGTGAAAATTCCATAATGTACCTCCTATACATATAAAGATACCACAAATAAAAAAAAAACAAAAGACTTTATTTATAATTATGGATCATGATATAGTGTTAATACACATTGCGTCTATATAAAGCGCACGACACAAGGAGGTACAAAATGTGGACAGAGGGATTAGGTATAACCGATTACAGAAATGGTTTATGGTTACGCAGTAACTGTGTACCGCCAGAACTAAATAATTGGTTTGATAAACAATACGAATATTCTGGATGGTATGACTCCATACAATTAGTAGAGTATAGCGGTAAGATTAAATCATATTGTCGTATGGACTACAAAGGATTCAAAGATTGGCTAGAGGAATTTAGCCCGGAGATGAACTTTAGTTATGAGACAAGAAAGATGAGTTACAACGAGGGATGGCCAGATAGCATAGACAGTCCATTCTATACAACACCTATCGGCACAATAATTAAGTATGACAATTCTAAAATAGATGACAATATTAATTACAAGCCGAGAAAACAATTAGACAGATACATTGCATATATATTTGAGATGCACTCATGATTGTTTGTTACTATTGCAGAGATGGACGTAGCTTTACACATGGAGATGTAAATATAGCTAGTAACAACAATTACTATCATCGAAGTTGTTATGACAACAACGTTAGACCTATACACGAACAATATAAAAGGAGAAATAATGAAACTTAAAAAAGATGAATTAACCACTGACTATGATACTTTTTATAAGTGGTTAGATACTTGCCCAGTCAACTCAAACATAATGAAAATTGACCATGATTATATGGAGATTGGATTTTTTGCAGTCATGGATGAGGAGGAGGAATAATGGCAATATTTAGAGTAGTGATAGAAGTAGATGAACCTACATTAGAGGATGCACAGGACCATATACTAAGTCTTAGTGGTAGTGATTTAGTAGATGAAATTATAGAAGTTGAATACACCAGTGTTTCAAAACTAGAAAAATTAGTAAAGGAGGAACAATGAGCGAAGCAGAGAGTTTACAAAAACTTATAGATATTATGTGGGACTACATCAGCGAGAAAGATATACCAAAAATAAGCAAACGATTGGAGGAGGAATAATGATTGATTATTACAATGACACAGAATATAGAGAACGATTTTATCACAAAAATACAGAAGTTTGGATTTGTGGAGAGTTTAATTGCGAGTGTTTATGCGATTTACCTAATAATTGTAAAATCTGTGAGCCATACTATTTAACAAAGGAGGAGTCATGTTGCAATTAGGAGACATAATAGAAATAGGAGATGATTTAGACGGTGCCACCTTATGTGATTGGTGCAACATGCATTTTAAAGGAGACGGAGATTTGACACGATGCAACACATGTTGGGATGACACAAGATGATTTGTAAAATGTGTGGCAACTGGATACCTCCGGAGTTTGATTCATGTTATGTGTGCGGAGAATACAAGATCA